CAAATGATGCGTATCCAGACTTATTAGATGGTTGTTTGCCTAGTCCTAATAATAATTGAACTCCCATAACAGCCCAACCCCAAGGATTTCCTGCTGCTAATAAACCTGAAGCTAACCCTGAAATAGCTGCTTGTTTTACATCTCCAGTTCTAATTAGAGTTATTATTGCTCCTATAGTCGCTCCTCCTACGCCCATAATTTTATTCATAGCAGCATCTGCTGCAGCACCTGTACCTGTAGCAGCTAATTGAGTTATAGCTTCTTGTCCAAAAGTTTCTAATATTTTTGTACCTACAAACTCTGTACCTAAAACTGTCGCTGCAGTAGCAGCCCCATCCATGATAACATCTTCCCAATCTCCTCCTAAAGCTAAAGAAGTTAACATTGTAGCTGTTGAACTCATTAAAGCGTTCATATTTCTAGTATGACTTTTTAAAGATGCGTAATCTTCTGGGTTTAAAACTTGTTTAGCTGCATTATCAAAACTAAATTCTTGTGCAGTAATACTATCAAATTTATTTAAAAATTCTTCAGGTATACCTGCTCTCCAGACTTTATTTACAGCACCATCTACAACATCTGTGGCTGTAAAACTACCTGCTGCTGCTATGGCTCCTTTACCAGCATCTCCAGTAAGAAATGCTGTAGTTAAACCAACAAAAGCATCATCAGCAATACTTTCTAAAGTAATATTAAAAGCATGATCATCAGATGTAAATAAAGTTTGTTTACCTAACTGATTAAACCAACCTTCTGCTGTAGTAGGACTATTATCTTCTGTTTCATTTATTTTGGCATCTAAAGTAATTGTATCGTTTCCAACCGCTAATAATTTATTTCCATCTTTATCCACTAACCAATCTAAACCTGTACTTACTTCTATTTCTGTTACTCCAGGTTGATAGACTTGTTCTTGAAGTATACCATAATCAGAATTTTTAACAATCCAGTCATAGTCTGGTTTCAACCAATCAACATTAAATTTAGAATCAGGAGAGACTATACCAGTCATATTTCTAATATCAGAAACAGCATCTTGATAACCCATCCAAGCAATACCATGTTCTATTGTAAGAGGTTTAAAATCAACACCTATTTGTTGAGCTCTTAATTCATTTGTCTCTGTAAGCCAAGCATCTACTTTACCCCTAAAGGCTTCATCAAAAAAGTATTTTTTATCACTTGCTTGTAGCCCTTCAAAAATCTTTATATCATCTGGTGTTAAGGCAGCCATGTCAACTTTATCTATAGACCAATAATTGCCTATATCTGTAGGAGAAGCTGTAGCTCCTCTTAATTTATCCCATTTCTCTTTTTGGGCAATTTGATATACAGTCCAAGCATCTGAAAATACTCCTACAGCCTCTATAACACCTTTTATTTTATCTGTATTAGGATCGGCTTTAGGTATTGGTGTACCTGTATCTATACCTATACCAGAAGTACCTTCACCACCATACCCAAATATATCTTCAAATGAAGTAGATATTCTAGGGCTTACATAGTCTTCTGGCGGAGCCCAAGAACCCTCATCTACAGGTTGTGGTATAACAGCAGGTTGAACCTCTGTTGTTCTTTGAGCAAATTGATCAGCAGTTTCATCTGGAGCAGGGTTCAAGGCATAAAAACCCTGTGTTTTATCTATAGGTTGAGATATTCTAGGACTTGTGTATACAGTATCTGTTGTTACTGTTTCGTCAGGCAAAACTTCATGAAAAACGTCTGGTTCGGTGGGGTCTGGAAGAATAGGCATAGGAGGTTCAATTCCCCAGTCATCGTCTGGAGGATTAATTCCTATAGGTGGAGGATCAATTCTTATAGGATCAGGCCAAACTCTCTCTTTAATAGGAAAATTAGTTTCAGGATCAATAAAAGCATCTGGTGGAATTTGAGACGGAGGGTCTATACCTATCTCTATACCTTCAAAAGGATTTTCTACATCTCCACCTTCTTGCATATCTATAAAACCGCCTCTTGCTTTTTCATCGTTTTCGTTTTGAGCATTTAAATAAGCCTCTATATTACCATCAAAAAATTTATCAGTCTTCCATAAATCCATATTAAAAGGAAGTGCTTCCCTCAATTTTGTACCAACTATTCCTTGCAGTTGTAGTTCATCTGATCTTGCTCGATGCCAATCACCATAGCTTCTATCGCCTTTATAGTGTTTGTCAATATTTTTCATAAATGTAGCAACAGCTTCTTTATTATTTATATCTGGATTGTTAAGTGGTACTGTCATCTTTTCTGTTAGCTTCCGCCCTCACCCTGTCCTGTAATAGGAGTAACATTCCCAGTAAAGCCGCCTTCCCCTGGAGTTGGCGTAGTTCCTGTTCCGATTGTGCCACCACCAACGCCTGTTGGGTCAGCAGGGTTTGCTCCTGCAGGAACTCCTTCAGGGGCTCCCATGTTTGGTTGTTGTTCACTAGGGGCAGCAGCCTCTTGGCCAGTTGTTTGTCCATTTAAACCTCTTAAAATTTCAGCAAATATTTGTGCTTCATTAACATCATTAACTAACTCATCAGGTTCCATATCCTGAGCTATAGCTAGTTCCTTAATCAACGTAGGTAATTTCACGAAAGGAGCAAGCATAGGATTAGCTACAGTTTGTAGTAGCATAGTTAATCTCTGTGATCTCACTTCTTTCATCATTACAGACGCTGTACCTTTAGGTTTAATCTCCAAATCACCCATAGTAGCTTCTTCGTCTTCAGAGAATTGCATATTCCACATGAACATGTTTTCCCCCAAAGGTCTAAGAAGATGGTCATCTATATTCTTGATAACAGTCTTAATCCCTAAGCCTGCTGATCCCATTAACATAGATAGACCTGCTGCTGTACGCCCAGTACCAGTTACGCCAGTTTGACCATGCGTAATACTAGGTATACCTGTTTCTTCGTCAGCAAGTTGCCTTGCTTTATCATACATCTGAAGGTTCTCTACTGCAGTACTAGGAAATTTAATTCCTGTAATGCCTGTACCTGGGGCTCCAGATTGTCTTCTAAAAATTTTTCCAGGATATATATCCATAGACTGGCCTGGAACCATCATATTCTCATCTATCTCAAATATTAAATTACCAGCTAATGCTAAATTATCTATAGCCATACGTACATGACCATTCATTAACAGTTGTGCATCTTCCATATTCTCAGGAACACCTACACCAAAAAATCTGTAAGGGTTTTTCTCATAAGGGAATACTTGGTAAGGTAATCTTTCTGGTACAAAGGGATTTAATACTACCCTGAGTATTTCATTACCACATATCCAAGCATTTATCTGTACTTGATCTAAATCCGAAGTATTTTTAGGAAGATCGAGTTGTATATCTGCAGCCATCTTAGCATCTAACACACCCCAATATTCTAATATTTCAAATCTTCCTTCACTATAAGTAGGATCATTATCCGCATAAAGAGTGTGCTCAAAATGTCTTTCTTCATAAGAAGGGCTCATAGTTAAACAGGCTTCTATAGCATCTACATCAAAGAAAGGTCTGTTTTTAAGAGACCTAAGTTGTGATCTATTCATTCTATGTCGTTCAATAATAAATTCAGAATCTTCTAAACTTAAAGCCGAAGGATCAGGATATAAATCCCAACAAGATACAGAGTTTAATCTAGGAACAAGCTTTTCTTCTGGATCATAAAATCGAGTTCCATCTTCTTCTGAAGACCATTTATGAATAAATTTAGTATGATTAAAAGGCCCTTTGATTATACCAGTACCCAATAGGCACTGTTCAAAGATTCCTTTTCTGAGTTCGGAAACTGCTGAAGCATCTAGTAATTGATCATGGATAAGTTTTTCCATTTTCCTAGCTGCTTCCTTAGATGGAGATAGTTGAGGTTCTCCCATATTAGAGGGGCCTGCTGCCAAGTTAGCTTGAGCCATATCATCTTTATAAGGGCCTAATTCTAACTCTTCTTCTTCTTTTGGTTCAGTAGCTTCTAAAGCTCCTGGTGGTAATTCCCTACCATCTCCTTCAAACCCATAAGGGTCTGGTTGCTTTGTTATTTGATCTATAGGTGTTTCTAGGTGAACAAATTCTTCTACACCTTTAGGCATAGGAGTAGACTCTACAGAAATAGGAACTTTTCCTTGAGAAAAAAGTATATCTACCAGTTGTCCAAAAGCAGCTAATACTTTTACTTTAGTTATCTTAACAGTAACTTTAGAACGTTCTGATTTCCTGTAGTCCTCACTATCTTCTGAGGTTCCTCTATAATTCTTGTAAGCTTTAAGCCATCGTTGTTCGTCTGCTAAACGACCTTCTTCCGATTGCTTATACTTACCTCGTATAAAACCTGCCAAGCCAATCATATCTTCATCAGATATATCTGCCTGTTTATCAGTGCCTACGAGTTCACCTATCTCAGCCATTTTTAATAATCTTTTTTGTCAGCTAAAGCATCAAAATTAGAATCAGTTTGATTTTTACCTGAAAGGCTTGATTCTTTTACAGTAGACTTAGAACCATGACTTACAGAAGCTTTAGACCAAGCTTCCAGTTTTCCTCTGGAAAGTTTAGTTTCGTCTTCTTTGCCAAGATCGCCTTGCTTGTATTTACCTAGTAGTGGCATTTCTTTCTCCTTGTGTTAAAATTAATATCCAAAAACTGGATCGTTGGGTACATATTTATCAAACTCTTTAGGTTTCCTAAACCTAGGATGATAATATGGGCTATTAACTATACGTGTCATACACATATAGCGTAATGCATCATACGCATGATCTTCTGCTTTTGTATCTACATCCTCTGGGTTTGTCTTACTCAAAGGCAGTGTAGGTAAAGTTCTTATCAAATGCGTACAATTACTAAAGACACGTAAACGTGGTTCACCTTGATCGTTATCACCTAATCGTTTATGCATCTCAATCTTTCCTGCTAACCTATCTCGGTTAGAAGCCATAAATCTTAAATTCAATCTGTTCATAGATTCAGCAATACTAAGCCCATGCCCAGTTCTGCTAAAACAGGACTCATCCAAAACAGCAGTCTGGACTGGGGGATCGTCATATTCAATTTCCAATATTCTTTCAGCTAACTGCTCCCCTGTGAATCCTTTTCCATATAATTCTCTATATACCCATAAGTTGCCATCATAGTCCACTGCACCCCATAGAACACAAGAAGGACTAGAGTAACCATAATCTGCAGCCCTAATACGAGGCCAAGAACGAGGTACTTCAAAAGTATCAACAACGTGCTTCGCCCTTTCAAACTCCGCAAACGCTGCCCCATCCGTAACATCCCAATCTCCTTCTAGTAATCGCCTACGCTCTACTTCAGGCAAAGAATACAACATAGCTTCATATTCCCCTGAAGCCATGAGATAGGGGTTGTCCGTTAGTCTGGCTGGGATGAATCTTCGTTGGAAGAGGGGTCTTCCTGCTTTTTCCTCGTTACTAGACCCATAACGAAGGATTCTACTCGTCTCCACATCCCTAGCCCAAAAAGGCGTATTCGGCTCGGTAGCGTCAATATACATTTTCTTAACCCACCAACCACCGATCCCACCTGGGTTAGCTGTGCAACGCATGTAAGGTACAATGCTTTGATCCGTTGTACGCAATCTTGAACGAAGGTACTCCCATACGTAAGGAGTTGGGTAATGCGTGATTTCATCAATCGCAATCCAGTTAAAACTTTGTCCTTGATACCTTGTAACATCTGTGTCCCTATCCAAATATGAAAATAAAATCGTAGCCCCAGACGGAAATAACCATGTTGATTTACTTTCTCTAAAAATAGCTTCTGGGAAAGCCTTTTTATATAATTGCCTACTTTTGTCTATAAGCTCTGTTAATTCGCCCAAAGTCCTTCTTAGAAGTAGGCCCCTATGACTGGGCTTATGAGCGTATCGTAATGCATCTGCAAGTAGGGCGTAAGATTTACCTCCCCCTGCTGCACCTCCATAGAGAACATCTCTTTCAGGAGCTGCTAAGAACTCAGTTTGAGGCCCCTTGTTGGGATGGAACGCTATCTCCCTCTCGGCAACAAGCTCTTTCACTGCTGCAGGAGCACTCGCAAGAACATCCTCTGGTATTGCTGCTTTGCCCTGAAGCCCCTTGTCCAGAGTCTTGAACTTCTCTTTTTTCTCTTTGAGTAATTGTTTTTGCCTTCTTAACTGGTTTGAGTGTTTGTTTATCTTTTTATTTCTATAGCGTATCTGTGCCATAGTAGCTCTACGAGCTTTCTCTTTACCTGAGAGACTGTATCTGCCCTTTTCACCTTCTTTAAGTTTGGGCCTTCCTCTTTTCTTAGTTTCTGACAACTTTAGCCTCAACATCGGATAAATCTAGTGCTTCTGCTTTCTTAGCAGGTAATAACACAACAGCATGTAAATGGGTATTCTCAGTTACAACCTCCTGTCGTTTAGATATACCACATCTGTCTAGGATGTCTGTTGCTGCTTCAAATCGTAATTTCTGCCTCGCTATAGGTTCTGTCCTATTGCCAGTCAAAGCTTCTTTTATTTGTCCTACTGCATTGGCCGTTGTCGTTGCTAACAACTCTTTTGCTTTTTCTATAATGTAAGGTCGCATAGCCTTGGACACTGAAGACCTGGATGTTTCAGAATAGCCTGCATGCAGTAGACTTTGGGTTATATTCCCAAAGGTTTTATCTCCTTCAGCAAAATATGCTTCTAGGAAACTTTCTTGTTTCTTTGTTAGTTCTTTTGATCTTTTTGGTTCTGGTAATAGCATTAATTGCCTACTTAGGGTAAACTTTTCCACCATTACTATAGCGTTTGGATTGGGTTACATACTTCTTCTTTCTTATTGTACCACCCTTTTTACTTGCTACAATATTTTCTTTTTCTTCATCTGTATCTTTACCACCCTTTTTCTTTGTTGTTCCAGAGGTTGAAGTTGAAGTTGAAGAGCTACCAGTTGCAGGGGCTCTACTTGTTAAACGTTGGTATCCTGTCTTGACACCCTCTCCTATCAAAGTACCTACAGGATTAGCTAAAAAAGAAGCACCTCTTAAAAATTCTTTAGCCCTGTCACCTGAAGACATTTTATCCCATTGAATTTTTCGTTTTCTACTTTTTTCTCGTTTTATATCTTTTTCTCTTTTAGTATAATGAGTTCTCGGCATACTCTCTTCTAGCTCCCTTCTTCTTCGTCAGCTTCTTCTTCGTCAGTTGGGTCGCTTACTGCTTCCTCTGCTGAAACTTCTTGTTCAGCAGTTATTGAAACAAAAAACCCAGACTGCTCAGAGGCAAGTGCATAGTTAAGAATATTGATTAGAATTAAAGCAGCTATAAGAGCCCCACCTATAATCATTCCCTTCTTTACATTGGAAGGTTTTGGTGCTTCTACAACCTCAACTTCATCTTCTAATTCAAAATCAACTATTTTTATTTCGTCTTCTTCTGGTAACATACTTTTTCCTTTCTATGTTAAATATCTTCGCCCTTAGTTGGTCTAGGGTAGACTCCACCACCATACTTTTTGTTTTGGGTAGCATAAAGTTTACCTCCGCCTTTTTTGTTTATGGTTATTGTGTCAGGTACATTCTTTTTACCTTTAACTTTAGCTGTCTCTTTAATACTTTTTATATTTCTTAAGTCTGTGCCTTGCTTATATTCAGCATCAGACATACCCCCTATAACACCAAGATCATCTAAGATTTCTCTTTTAGATTTTAGTCCTGATTTATACTTGTTAGCACCTATCCTCATGTCTTCCTGTTCTATTTGATCTGAAAGGTATAAACTTTTTAATG